CGGCTCGGCTGGCAGCCCGATCTGACGCCGGAAATGATAGCGGTGGCGGCGTGCAAAATCTTCGGCTGTACATACGAGGAATACCGCGATCTGCCGAATTGGATGCCGACCATCGGCATCATGGTCGCGGCGCATGAAAAGAAGACATCCTGATGGGATGTCTTTTTGTGATAGACTGTAGCCAACTATGGCCGACCAAGTTTCTAATCTCGATGTTGTTTTACGCGCCAAGAACGAGGGCGAGGGCGTCGTCCAAAAGGCGACCTCTGAGCTTAACGAGCTAGGTAACGCGGGAGGCAAGGCTGGCATGTCATTCGGCTCGATGACGGCCAGTTTTGTAACCGGCCAAGCGATCATCGAAGCCGCGAGCAAGGCTTTTAGCTTTCTCAAAAACACCATCATGGAGGGCATCACGGCGATCGGCGAGGATCAGGCCGCGACCGCCCAGCTCACCAACCAGATGCAGAACATGGGGCAGAAGTTCGTTGATCTCGTCCCGCAAATCACGGCCTATGCTGAAAAGCAGGAGTCTCTGGGCTTTCAGAGCTCTGAAACTACCGAGGCCATGGGGCACCTTATCCAGAAGACCGGCAGCTACTCCGAGGCCGTGAAGCTCAATGCTCTGGCAATGGATATCGCCCGCTATAAGCATGAGGACCTGAGCACGGCGAGCGATGAGGTGATCCAGCTTCTCTCTGGAAAGGGCGTCAAAGCGCTGGCCGATTACGGTATCGAGCTCGATAAGAACGCCACGCGCGGAGAGATTTTAGATGCCATTCAGCAGAAGGTAGGCAATAGCGCCGCGACCGCCGCCGAGACATCCGAGGGCAAGACGCGCCAGATGTCAATGGCATGGGAGAACGCCGAGAAATCTTTGGCGAGTGGCTTGGCTCCGGAGGTCGACAAGCTCAAAGATCGCTTTATTGCGATCGCCAATGATCCGTCTTTTCAGAATAGGCTCCGTGACATGGGGCAGGCGTTGGGAGTTCTGGCGAACGCTGCGCTTGATGCTGGCTCAAAGATTGCCGGATTCCTAAGCAGTATCCAGAGTAAAATATCCGACGCCGGCCGGGAGTTTGGTAATTTCATGCGCTCCCAAGGCATCGCGTGGGGAGGCTTTACCGGGCAGGTGGAAAAGGCAAAGGTGGCCGTCAAGGAGTTCGGACCTGCCAACCTAGCGGATAAGTTCAAATCTGAGACGAGCCAAGCCACTGCTGCCACCAAGGGCTTTGCTGATACCTACAAGCAGCAGATGGCGGGCGTTGGTGGATCTGGCACGGATACGGCCAAGAAGCTCAAGGAGGAGTTTCGGCAGGCCATGATCGACATGCGCAACAGCGCGAGCAGCAATGCTCAGAGCATGGTCGATATTCAGAAATCCTATACCAAGGAGGCCGGTAATCTCTGGGAGAGCTTGCAAAAGAAGATCGCGGACATCAACGCCAACATTGCTCGAGAGGCGGCTGACTTTACCAAGCAGATGGCAGACAGCGACAAGTCCTATGCCGACGAGCGCCTGAGCCTCTACATGAATCATCAGGACAAGGTTGCCGACCTTGCCAAGCAGCAGGCTGATCTACAGAAAAAACTCAATTCAGGCGAGGGGACAGAGGACGACATTGCCAAGATGCAGGAGATCCAGAAGCAGCTCACGGATGAAAACAAGATCCTCGAGGCGAACGCCGACCAGAAAGCCGCGGCAGAGGCGTTTCGTGCCACCAACGACCTCGAGCGTTTGAAGACCAAGCATCAGAGCGAACAAGCGGAATTGCAGAAGGAGCATCAGGAGAAGATGGACGATCTCAACAAGAAACTCCTCGAGGAGCAGGCCGCCTATGACAAACAGAAAGCAGACCTCATCATCTCGACGCAAGACAAGTACGAGAAGCTGGCTATAGAGGTACAAAAGGGATGGCAGAAGATGATTGACGATGCCAAGTTTTCGGCTGCCCAGATGCAGGCCATCGAGTCGCAGGTTCTTGCAATCAAGGCGTCGATTCAAGCAGCCAAAGCGTCCGTCGGATCTTCGTCTCCCGGAACGTCAGGAGCACCAGCCGCGCGAGCAAGTGGCGGTCCTGTGAGCGCCGGAGTTCCCTACATCGTTGGAGAAGCAGGAGCGGAGTTGTTTGTGCCCAGCACCTCGGGGACTATTGTGCCGAATGGTAAGGGGGGAGGGTACACATTCAACTTTTCGATCGGCAATTTGTGGGGAGCAAACCCCGAATCAGCGGCCAGAGAGATAGGGGATACCATCATCAAAATGTTGCAGTCTAATAGGCGCATCGCTACCTAGCCCATTCTATGCACTCCCCTACCCTCCCCTACCGAAAGGACGGCGGCAAAATGCCACTCCCCTCTTTTGGTGGGTATGCCGAAAATGGCTTAACCAAGCCCTGATCGCTACCTCCATGTTTTTTGACCACTCCCCCGGCAAAAAACACGAGAGGGGATCACCAAAAACTATCCTATGGCCGTTGTTGTCACAATCGCAGGCGTTGATAAAACCTCTTTCATTGACTGGGAGAGCTTTAGCGTGGAGCAGCAGGTCACGAATCAAGTGGATACGGTCAATTTTCTGATCAAGGTATACGGCACAAAAAACTATACGCCTACCAAGGGAGATACGGTGCTCGTTACAGACAACGGAACCGATATTTTTGGAGGCACCATCATCAACATCCAGAGAGTGCTCCGCGGCCCAATGCTCGGCCTACAGATCAAGGCCGTCTCCCATGAACGTACCCTCGACCGCTATCTCGTAAGCCGAGAGATCACGGGGCAGAACGCCCGCTATATCATCAACACGATCCTCGCTGATTTCGTCAATCGCGTTACTCGCGCAATCGACAGCGGAGAGTCGACGGAAACATGGACGCAGGAGGATGGCACTGTCGCCGCAACGACGACCGCCGGGGAGTACGTCTATGGCAGCCAAGCTCGCAAGTTCACAGCGACCTCCGGGAGCACCGCTACCGGGAGAGCTGCCAGCGCCCTTGACCTGAGCAAGTTTGATGATGGGTCGAGTTTCGGAAACTCTGACTATGTGAAGCTCTGGATCAGAGTAGACACCATCGCCAACCTGACGAGCATCCGTGTGCGTTTCGTTTCAGATGCGGGAGCCACATACACCAACTACTACGAGAAGACGATCCTTGCCGCTTCTCTTGTGGCCGGTTGGAATGAGGTCACGATCGCAAAAAGCGCCTTCTCGAGCACCGGCTCACCGAGCTGGTCCGGCAACCTCAAGCGCCAATATCGCGTTACAGCGAGCGGAGCAGGGACGGTCAATGTTGTGATCGACGACGTACGGCTGGTCCAAGCCTCGACCTACTTCTCTCAGACGGGTGTGGATGATGCGGACAGCCCGACGCTCGGAAGCGTTAAGTTTAACTACGAGCAGGTATCAGACGCCATCAAACAGATTGCCGATGCCGTGGGCAATGACTGGTATATCAACCCGAGCCGGGTCCTGTACTTCTACCAAGCAAGCGGCGTCTCGGCCCCCTTCTCCCTCACGAGCTCAAGCCCCTCGGTTACGTCCCAAAACTTCGTCTGGAATAGCTTGCAGGTTTCGGATGACCTGTCAACCCTCAAGAATCAAATCTATGTGCGCGGTGGGGAGTATCAGGGAAATAGCTCTACATACGATCAAACGGCTGACGGCAACTCGATCAACTTCCGCTCCCCCTATAAGCTCAAAAACATCACCATCGCGGTCAATGGAGTCAGCAAAACGGTCGGTGTTGATAACTTGGACGATCCGGCGAGCTTCTACGCGCTCTATAACTTCGAAGAAAAAAACCTCAAGTTCCCATCAGCCAACAAACCGGCAAGCGGAGATGTCGTCAGGATGGTCGGAAACCCCATGATCCCGGTCATCGTGAAGCGTGGAGACGCCACGAGCATCGCGCAATACGGTATTTTTGAGCATGTGGTGATCGACAAAAGTATTACGACTCTCCAAGGAGCGCGAGATCGGGCGGCTGCCGAGCTTCGCAACTACCGCAATTCGCTGGTCGAGGGCAGCTTTAAGACCGACACGGCGGGTCTTCGCGCCGGTCAGACCATATCAATCAACGTCACTACGCTGGGAGTAAACGACACCTTCGTCATTCAGACCGTCACCTACCGCATGAAATCGCCCACGGAGATGATCTATGAGTGCAAGCTCGTCTCAACCCGATCGTTTGGCATCATCGAGTACCTGTTGACGGTCCTCCGGAACGAACGCAAGCAAATCGACATCAACGACAGCGAGAGCGTCGATCTTGTCCAAGACATCACGGAAGTTGTTACCACTGCCGACTCATGGACTCAAGGCGCACAGGATAATGCCAGCGAAACAATCACAATCGGAGAAGCAACCAACGACCAATTAAATCACGGCACGATCTTCGTGCTCACCCCTTACACGCCATCAGGTTTCGCCGACACAAAGCGCCCGTTTATCCTTAACGGATCTCCGCTCGGCTAGGCCGTGATACAATCATCACCATGTTAACGACCGTAGGAAAGGGAGCAATAGCGCAAGCTCTTGGCGATCCGGCTGGGAGCTCGCGCGTTTTGTATGTGGAAGTTGGAACCGGCACCAACGCTCCGGCCTTGGGAGATACCGCGCTCCAAACGCCAACCTATCGCAAGGCGCTCGGCTCCTATAACTTCTCCGGCCCGGTGATTTCATTAACCGCGTATTTCAATCCGACGGAAGTGACAGGGACGCTTCGAGAGATAGGTTTCTTTATCGGCGGCTCTGGCACGATTGGCACCGGCACGCTTCTCACGAGAATCGCCATCAACCGCACAAAGACGAGCAGCGACTCATATACTTTTGAAGATACCTTAACCGTCTCATAAATATGTCCTTCCCATCTGACTTTGTGGCTGGCTCCCAACTCCCAGCCGAGGATCTGAACGATTACGTTCTCAATCCAAAATACACCTACGGGGAGACGATTGCGGCGGTCAAGGCAGTCTATCTCAAGGCGTCAGATTCCAAGCTCTACAAGGCTTCTGCGGCGACACAGGCGCACGTTGACGCCTTCCAAGGCATCACAATCCAATCCGGAGTAGCGAACGACACCAAGCGCATTTTAGGGCCGGGACACATCGTCACAGGTCTATCCGGACTCACGGCAGGGAGCCCGGTCTATTTGCAAGACACTGCTGGAGAAGTTGGGCCGAACCGCGGCACGATCGCCCTACAGGTCGGTATTGCCATTTCGACGACGGCAATGCTTTTGATTCCCGTTTTCATAGCGACGCAGAACCTCGATCTCTTTGGGGACGGGAGCGATGGCGACTTGTCTAACGCTGGGACCACCACGCTGACCCGTGACATGTACTACAACAGCGTGACGAACAGCGGCACGATCAACACCGGAGGCTTTAGGATTTTCTGTAAGGGCAAGCTCTCCAATACCGGCACAATTCAAAACAATGGCGGGGCTGGTGGGGCTGGTGGCAATGCCTCGGGAAAGACGGGAGGAACCGCAGGAACGGCTGGAAGCGCCGGGGCCGGTGGAACGATTGCGTCTGGAAGCGCCGGTCAGCTTGGCGGCACGGGCGGCACGGGCGCAAACGACGACGCCGTAGGCTCGGGAGCTACCGCTGGAAGCGCAGGCAACGCCGGAGCAAACGGAGCAAACGCAACCAAGGCGGTCAACTCGGCGGCTGGTAAAGCGGGAGCGGGCGGTGGCAATAGTGGCACAACCAATAGCGGAGGTACTGGATCGGGAGGTGGTGGAGGTACAGCGGGCACGTCGTCTGGCACGATCGGTAACTCCGTCCGTACCGCCATGGGTGCCTATCTTCTCGCAGATATCTCTGGCACCAGCGTCCAACAGTTTGGCGTGGCGGCTGGAAGTGGGGGAGGCGGTGGGGGAGGCGGTGGTCCTACGCTCGACGCTGGCTTTGCCTCAACGGAAGCCGGGGGAGGCGGTGGGGGAGGCGGCGGGTCGGGAGGCACCGGCGGGGGCGTTGTTATTTTCGCCAGATATTTGGATAACACGGGCGGCACGATTCAAGCCAACGGTGGAGCAGGTGGCAACGGTGGCAACGGTGCGAACGGCACGCTCACGAGCGGCGACCATGCTGACGATGGTGGCGCTGGTGGGGGTGGAGGCGGCGGTGGATCGGGCGGCAATGGAGGCTTTGTCATTTATGCCTATCAGGTTTTGATTGCCGCTGGAACCATCCAAGCCACCGGAGGAGCTGCTGGCACCGGCGGCACGCACGGAAATGGGTCAGGGAGTGCCACGAACGGGTCCGATGGAGGTACCGGAACCGCGGGAGCTACAGGAGTCACTTTTGCCATTCCTCTATGACGAATCGTCGAATGAATGAAAACATCAAACCGATAGGAAAATATCGGGCGATTATCGCAGAGCCGGAAAAGGCGCTCGGTCTTTATGGCTCTATCCTTGACATGCTCAAGGTGAAGCCGCGCGATGAGTGGGACATGCGTCAGTTTCACGCAGAGCTCCAAAGTCTCCTGCGTGCTTATCATCGCGCCGCGGCTGTCGGAGAGGCGTGCTATGCGAACCTTGTGCCAACCGTAGGCAGATCCGTACTGGCGCAGCGCCTTGCCGGAACGACAACCTACAGCGGGACCGTGAGTCATGTGGCGATCGGGAGCAATAACACCACGCCGACGAACGGAGACACGCAACTGGGGACAGAGGTATATCGTCAGGCTGTTTCAAGCGCCACCTATGCCAATGAAATCGCCTATCTATCTTGCTTCATCGCTCAAGGAACCGCGACCGGTACGCATCTCGAAGGCGGCTTATTCATTGATGGAAGTGGATCAGCAAACACCGGCCAAATGTTCTCGCACGTCATCTTTTCTCCCTCGATCGTGAAGGGCGCTCTCAACAGCTTGACGCTGGACGTTAGCCTTACCATGAGCTGATCGTGATATACTCTTGCAAACGAATTAACATTTAACCGTTTTATGCCTACATATCCACGTACCACAGTCGCCGCCATCGTTGCCGGTCTTGCCGGTGGGATCGCTGCCGCCGTCATCACGGCTCTCGTTGTTACTACCCTGACCATCGGAAGCGGTGGCACGGCTATTGATTTTCATAAGCACACGTCTGCGACGATTGACCCGCAGAGCATGGCTGCGCTTGGATCAAGCACATCCTCAGTCATCACCGTGACTGGCGTGATTGCTGGCGATACAGTCATTCCTACCCGCCCGGCAGCTTGGGCAGATAAGCCAGCTATTATCAGCGGAATTGCAAACGCCACGGACACAGTGACGCTCTATTTCGTGAATGGAACATCAACTGCCCTCGATCTTGCGTCTGGTGCGGTACAGCTCGATATCTGGTCGCACTAGGCCAGCTATACGATAAAATCGTAAAACTCAAAACACCGGGAATCCCGGTGTTTTTGTTCGCGCTGTCTTACAGGCCATCCCATTTTACCAGACCATCTTCTGCCCTGACTTATCCGTGAAATTGCCGGTGATGATCAGGAAAAGATCGAACAGGGGGCCTAGGCCGAAGAAGCCGAAGGAGAAGAAATAGAGTAGGCCGGTAAAAACCTTCCCGGCATAGAAGCGATGGAACCCGAACACTCCCAAAAAGATACAGAGTAAAAGCGAAACCGTCAGAGATTTTTGTTGCATAGTGAGAAGACTATAGCAGGTGTCACGTTATACGTCAAGCCGTATAAGCCTTTTCGAGCGCCATGTTATCTTCCATGATCAGTTTGGCCTGCCTCTCAAGGAACGGAGCCCTACAAGCCCCTAGGTTGAGTTGAAACGCGCCTTTGAGCTCTTGATACGTTTCTTGCCAAGATCGAGCCTGTGCGCGAGCTGTGGCCTCGAGGCGCTGCATTGCATCCTCAACCTCGCTCATCGTTTCGGGCACCCAGTATCCTTTCACATCTGACAGTATCGGGACGTGGTACTCGATCCGTAGCCTACGGATGATCGCACGGACCTGTCGGAGCGTTGTTTCTTCTGGGTTTCTGAGGTTGATATCTGCTTCGTGGGTATCGTGGCAACCGAGCCAGCGCTCGCTTTTCATTATCTCCCTCTGTGTTATCCGGCCCGATGGCCTCTTTTTTGCCTCAAAACTGATCAGCGAAAGCACGGCCAGCTCATCATTTGAGAGGCGTGTCAGATCAACAACGATCTCACGGCTGCCGATTTTGTAGGTCCAAGAGTCTGGCATAGGGTCAGAACAACTTTAACTGGCGTTCGTACTTGATTTTGATGACGGGCTCGTATCTCACGGACTCGCCCTCGATCGCAATGGATTGGCCTTTCATAAGCAGCGAGAAAGCCAGATCGCTCAAGCATTGCTGATCGTCATTGATCGAAAGAGTGAGCTTGTCCAGCTCCTCCTGCTCTGTCGGCATGGTCTGCATCATCTCGGCCTCGAGCTGTTGCTTCTTGCTGCGTATGGCGGCGATCTGGTTGCTCGTTTCCACGTAGCTGGTGTTTTGGGAGAAAACGTCTTTTATTTGCTCGCGGATCTCTTTGCGCCGCTGCTTGTTGCCAGCGATGCGCATGAGGATGTTTTTGATGTCCTGTGTGTCTGCTTGCATATTATCGAGAATCTGGGAGGCAGGAGATGGCGTTAGCGCCGAACGTCCAGCAGGTTACGCGCTGGGAGTCATCATGGAAGCGATAGAAATAATGGGCCGGGGACTCGCCTACCCGGACAGCCTGCGGGAGCTCTGGATGGACTGGGAGCTGCATGTTTAGAAAGAGAAACAGAGGGACCAGAATACTGGAAGCAACAAGCAGACACAAACCTCCAATCAAGAGGTTGTCTTTGAAGCGATCGTTTTCCATAGCTTAGAGCTTCACCTCGCCGCCTTTACCGTAGACGGCCTTGTTGATGGTTTGAAATGGGAGATGGTTCGCTCGAGCGATCTCCTTGACGCGTTGGCGTCGATACAGACGATTGCCGGATAGCTCTCGAGCCTGCTTCTGCTCCGGGGTGGGTAAAGACTGTTTTGTTTCCTCTGGGGGCATAATGGATAGATTGCGCGGTTAAATCCCGCAAGGTGATGATGAGAGATGGCTTTTAGCCAACGCTGGCAATCAGCAATGAGTGATTCAGCGGTCTATAGCCCGCTCATTTTGCTCATGTTTGCTCATCGTCACCTTGCGAGGGGCGACGGTTTCCTAGGCCGTCGCCGAGAGAGAGCTGTTGCTCTATGAGAGACTTTCTTCGTCCTGAGACTGGTGGCGTTTCTGGTCCTCGCGGGGAGTCTTTGATTGACGCCTGCGCGATTCTTCGGGCTGGCATAACTGCACCTCCTCAACACCGTCGAGGTAGAGAATCACCCAACCCCAGACCATCTTTTCCATGTTCCTGTATCTCCATGCGATCCATTGCCCCATATCCTCCTTTTTCGTATCCCCTTTTGCATGGCTTACCCATAGCGAGACTGGCAGGAGTCGAACCTGCGAATGTAAACAATCTCCCTAGTTAGTTTCCATGTGGGCATGAGATGTAAACTAGGTTGATGTTCATGCCTTTGGCCCCTTGGCTACAGTCTCAAGCGTTCTATGCGGCTACCGGCTCCGTGTAGCTAACCGGCGGCGTAAACGTCGCGTCTGAGTCGATTTTGCGAATATCCACACCAACTCTCTTGCCCTGATAAAAGACCTCGAGAATGATGGGAGAAAGGACCCTCTTTTGAGCAACTGACTTGTAAAGTACGAAAAGATCATCTTTTGATATCTCCGTTTCAAGGCGTAGTCCATTGACCAATACTATCTGGGTCCTTGACATGGCGGCCTCACAAAGTTTTGCGGTTTCCCGCCGCAAGTGGTGGTGAAAAGGTGGAGTGCCCAGAGGCCGCTAAGCCTCGCCAGTTCAGCATGGGAGCGACCCACGCCTTACACTCCCCCTCTTCATCATCACTCACGGCGAGAGACGAAAGAATCGTCTCCGCACACCAATGAGCTTTTATGCGGCCCCGCTCTTCGCGGGCTTTCAACGGGTTCTAGCCGCCTAAGCTGGACATATCAGCTCTCTACTTGGTGAAGGTCAAAATGTCGTGGGGTAAAACCACCGTCCAGCATCGGCCAAGTAACAGGGCATCAATCCCTTGCTGGCTCTTGCCGTGCGCTTTCATGCGCTGCTATTTCGGCTCTCTTTATGTGACCCTATCATCAGGGTTGGAGATTCCAGCCTTTCGATGCGGTTTAGCCTATAGAGCAGTCTTTCTCAACTGCTTGCCTGATAGGATTTCCCGCCGTGAGGAGTGATGATTGCCAACTTTGCAGAGGCACCCGCAGTAGCTCACTTACGAGCATCACCACTCGCGGCGAGGGGCGTGCCTATGCCTTTGGCACGTCCTCGGCTTTATATGTTTGTGACATTTCGACCAGCTCCTCTTGCATGAGGGACAGCGCCGCCTTCCATCCGTCCTCGAAGCTCGACATCCGGGCCTCGTCTATTTCGCTTTCTGCTTTAACCGTTCGTGTCAGAGATGCGGCAAGCGCTGCTCTCATTTGCTCGACCCGGTTGAGGGTGGCAATGCTGCCAAGTTTAGCAGCTTTTTCGTTACTTGGCTGTGGACAGCCGCATTTGAAACAGTGCATATCATTCGTTTGTCTTGTCGGTTTTTATTCCAAGTCTTTTTAGACCATCCTCGACTCGTCTGACCCCTTCTTCCATGGCCCCACCGTAGCCGATTTTTCTGGCGATTTCACCCGTCGATCGCATCCCTTTCTCCCAGAGTTTCTTGATACGCATATCCTTTTGATTGAATTGCATATCACAGGTTGTCGAATACGCTGCCAATCTCTAGGGGACTACTGACAGCCTGCTCGATAACCGAGGGAAAAAGTGGGAGCTGATTCTCTGAAACCCTTGCGCTCCCACGACACACCCGACATCTTCCTGCTTGGTAGATATTCCAGCGGATCGTCTGGGCCCTCGTTCGCTTGCAGGTCTTGCAGGCGAACGTATAGAGCCGACGCCACTTTTTTTGCTTCTTATCCATACAACAAGCGATAGAAAACGGCCAAGAAACCCAGACACACTACTCCGGCTGTTATGACTACGGCCTTCCAAAGCTCATTGATCTGATCTTGTGTCACTGGCGGGGGTATGGGGGTTGATGGCACCTCTTTGGATCGACACGAGACACGAGTGTTTAGCGTGAGGTTGAGGCTATGTATCTCGATTCCATGATTATCTTGTGAGTATGCGGCTGCCAAAACTGCCCCATCAGACAAAGCCTTGGCGTAGTCTTCATCTATAACAACTCTCCCAATGATGTCTTGTGCTTGTTGAGAAAAGTGCAGCATTACAGGTACGTCTATCATTTTGCCCATAGCGTTTTTATAGCTTGGTTACGATTAAATCATGTATTCCGAACGTGATCGCGGCCTCGAGATCCTTGCCAAAGTACCAATCGAGGTGCTGCTTTCCGGTATAGCGTTTATTCATTCTATCGAGGACCACACACACGCCCATGCCGTCGACTCGTAAGCGGGTGCCGAATGGGTAATCATTCGAGGCGCAGATCCCTTCCTCCATCTTCGCATCCAAGACACAGATGTCTTCACCGGATGCCGCTATGCACGGCGTGTCATCCGTTTCCTCCGGGCGCGAGGTGTAGGCCGTGACGTGCATGGTCGTGCCGGTGGGAGCTGCGGGAGGTTCGACCAGCATCTCACTTGGTAGGGTAGCCGCGGCTGCTGGCGCTACTGATACAGGTCCGGGCTCCGGCAGTACCTCGCTGCATCCTTTGAGGAAATAGGCGACGGCGGTGATCAGGAAAGCGACGATCAGGACGTGGACGAAATGGGAGGGCTTGGACTTGTATCGTCCATCGGACCAACGGATCTCGTGTTTGTATGTGTGCATATTGCCACACTATTATACTGCAAGCCGTATAGCTGTGCAAGGGGGAGATATCCACAGTGTGACACTGTTTTTTACAAAGGTGTCACAGCGTCGGAGTCAGGCATCTTTTTGACAGTGATTTCCCACGTACCAAGCCGCTCGCCTTTGTAAGTGACGTTCTCTTGCGCGATACTAAGACTCTCCGCGCCTGTATCTCGGCAAATATGGATGAGGGCATAGCAAATAGCGTTGACCTTTTCTATCTCTGTCATACGATGTGCTTTTGTAAAGGTTTTAGAGGATTGGCGGGTTACTCGTCATTTGTCCCTTCTCCATCTTCCACTCTCCCGGTTGCATTTTTGGGTCTGTAATAACTGGCATCCCAAAAAGTGATTTTTGCTTTGTTTTCGGTTCTGGGAGCTCAGTAAACTTGCGATAGAGGAAGTTGGTCATTAGCACGTCGCTATCGGCCCTGTGAGCCTGTATGCCTTCCTGCGGGCCTCCGAACTGAGCATAGAGATCCGTGAGCTTATAGCGCAGGCCGTAGGCTTTTATATCAAGCACACGGCACGCAAAATCCATGTGCGTCTCGTTCCATGCCTGCTCCTCTCCAAGCTGCCCGGCTTTATAGATCGCGGCTGTATCAACGAATCCATTGCGTATAATTGGGTTGGCGCTAACCATCGACAGCCCGATACTGTCGCTCGAAATGCTATATTTTGCGATTGCGTTGGCTAGAAATAGGTTATCGAAACGGCTGATATTATGACCCACGAGCGGGAATCCTTTGACGAACTCGAGGAACTCACGCCAGCACTCTTTTGACGGTCGGCCTTTTTCGTCGACCTCGGCTTGCGTGATCCCGGTGATCCGCACCGTGTCCACACTCAAGGCTGTGGCCGGGCGTATCAACCACGAGCGCACCGGCTCCGGTTCTCCGTTGCGGACGATAAGGGCACCGATCTCTATTGCCTCGTCCTTTTCAGGGTAAAGTCCTGTCGTCTCGAGATCATAGACGGCGTAGGTATTTGGGTATTTCATGGGGTTAATTCGTATTCTCTGATTGCATTAAAGATTTCTTCGGCAACTTGCGGGACGATGGCGTTACCTGCCGCTTTGAGGGCGGCATTTCGCCAGCCTCTAGGTCGCACCAATCCGTCGGATATCCCATCATCCAAAGCGCAAAGCCGGGTTGCAACCGTAGGCCATGGCTCGCTCCATCCACCGCGGTCGGAAGATCCACGCCGTTCTTCCTCCTTTCCCGTTCTTTGGCGTGTCCCTCCGGTGATCGGACTCCCTTGTCGGCGTCTGACGCCCTCGGTGTTGGGAGCATCTTGATCCCGTGATAGAGCTGATCCCGTAGATTGGCGAACTTCGTCCGTCCTTTGCGAGTCACCGTCGCCTCTCGTTCCACGGCTTTCGTTGTTTTTGGAGCCATCGCATCCATTGTGTTCGGTGTGGCGAGCAACGATCCACACGCGATCCCTTCGGTGGGGAGCATTGATGGCACAAGCTGGAATAACAAACGGTTGGACTTCGTAGCCGAGAGCTTCCAAGTCAGTGCACACACTCTCGAAGACCATACCCCCTTCGATACTAAGCAGTCCGCGAACATTCTCGCCCACAACCCAACGCGGGGAAAGCTCCTGAATGACTCGACGCATTTCCGGCCAGAGGTGGCGGTCATCTGCCGTGCCTTTTCTTCGTCCTGCGTGGGAGAAGGGCTGGCATGGGAATCCTCCAGTGAGGAGATCACAGCCCCTAAACGGGGATACCTCTTCCCGTTCATTACCTGATAACCCTCCTGATTTAGAGCCTCCGGTGTTGGTAATAGTCCTGATGTCCCCATAGATTTTTGATGTAGGCCAGTGTTTTTTTAGTACGGCTTGGCAGAACGGATCTATTTCGCAAAAAACGTGTTTGATATCAGGCCACACACGCTCTGATGCTAAAGAAAAACCACCGATACCAGAGAAAAGATCAAGATGCGTCATGTTGTGTCTTTGCTGGCTCCTCGCTTAGATCGTTCCATCGTTGCCACCTATCTCAGAGACGGGTGCCTTTTTTATGTTGATTCCCGGCCAGCGCTTGCGATGATCGGCAAGTGCCAAGGTCGCTACCTTCGAGGCAAGACCGACCCTCTCCTCGCATGGATCTATTGACCCGTTCCAGTTTCCGTTTGCACAGAAACCAGTCAGAGCGGCAACCATGAAATCGTGGTATAGCTCTTCGTTCGTTTTTGATTCGTACATATTGGTGATGTTGTTACTTTTTAGCCATATCCTTGTCGCAATCACGGCACCACCTATCGGCTATCAGATCATCATGCTTGCAGTCGTCTTCGTATTTGTAGGTTGTATATTCAACCTCGACGGTCACGTGACAAATTATCTGAAAGTCCTTGCCGCACTCGCTACATGTCCAATCCATCTCTGCGTCCTCTTCTGGGCACTCCATCTCCCCGCGCTCATTACCGCAATGCGGGCAGACGAACCTGTCTGTGTGGTCATGGTCAATCCTATTCTCTGGCATAGCTATTTCATGTTAAAGCCAAGTGCCGAGAGCACGCCCTTGACCATCGAGATGGTCGTCTTTTTTTCCCCAGCGCTCTCCATGGCCTTGATTAAATCGTTCGCCTCTGTCTGACTCGCGCAGGCTTTCGCGGCCTCTCGCCAGTCTGAAAGCGTGCTCTGACGTGTTACGGGCTCAGGTGGCAAAAGCTCGCCGCCGAAAGTCTGGATGATTTGTTGCGCAGCATCGCCGACAACGGAAACCTCCTCGAGCTCACCGTCCGGACCAAGCCCAACCTCCATGCTTCCGGATGGGAGCGGTGGCAACACCGTGACGCTCTTGGGCTCTGGCTTGGCCGTGGCTGGGTTTGAGGCGGGAGAGGTGGGCGCTGGACCCTGTGGAGGCACCGGCGGGGTTGTAGGCTCATCTGAGGGCTCGCCAGCAGTGTGTTTCAGGATCTCGATGATCTTGTCGTAATTCTCGGGCACAAGATCCAATCCCATGGCACGCTTCACGGCATCAGCCCACGCGGTTGGACTCTTATCGACAGGCTCAAGGCCGTTTTTGTTCATGAGCTTAGCGATAGTGCGTTTTTTTTCATCATCAGGATTGACGGGCTTCGCAGGAGCAGGGGGCTGTTTGGGAGCTACGGGCGCGGGTTTGGGAGTGGGAGTCTGAGCAGGTACCGGAGTGGGAGCAGCGGCCTTGGGAGCTTCCTTTGTGGCAGCCGGGGCATCATCGAGCGCATTGGCATCGTTGTCCTCGTCGCCTGTCAGGATGCCAGTCACGTCACAAAAGGCGTATCGCTTAGCGTAGGTGAGGGCAGAGGCATATTGTTGCTGTGCGCTCATGTAAGCACCAAAATCGACGGGCACACGAAAAGTGCTTGATTGTGAGTATCCAAGCTCGTGGATCAAGTGGCATGTGACGGTGATCCATTTGTCCTCATTCAAAACCTCAATGCGGTGGGAGAGGCCGCAATCTCGCATGATAGAGGCGATCTGTTCGATAATGGAGTCGAGAGTGGCATAGGCATAACGAACCTTGGCGGTGCCGTTCTTGATCATCGCCTCGGTAGTATTTTTCTCATAAACCTTTTTGTTTTTCTTGATGACTGGGCATCGTCCTTGAAAATCTGAGACAGCCCTATGGTATGCCTCGATCGCCTGCTCCTCTTTGAGCTGCTTACGCATGGCGAGCAGCCTCTCCATCGTCTCAACGGGCAGGCCCTTCTCGATGGCTTGGCTGATAAACAACTCAACCGAGTAGCATTGCTCCGGTTTCTGTTGGGTCCTGTTCGGCAAAACAGGCTCCGATCGGACAATCTGAGTGTCCTTTTTTGGCATAGTGGGGTGAGTTTTTGCGGTCATTTCTTAGCTTTCTTCTTGCCTTTCTTGGCATGGTTTTCCTTGCGCCACTTCGACCAGCGCTTGCTGACGAGCTTCGAGAAGTAGCCGGGTGGCCGACTGTCACGGAGTGCCCTGCCGCCCTTCTGGTGAATCGTGATACCTTCCTCCGTGATAGGTTTGGTCTGTTGCATAACGGGTAAAAATATGATTATACTGGCATGGGGTGAATGGTAAGAGAGTTAGCGAGCGGGCGGCATACCTGCTCGTTTTTTTATTCCTGCCCGATATGAGGCAGAAGGACGAACACGCCGGGGGAGAGATACAGCCTAGGCCGTGGCTTCCCCCGACGTTGGGGTGTGGCAGACGAGAAGTCACCACTGCGAGGATCATACAGCAAGCCGTAAGAGTTGACAAGGGGAGATATCCACACTTAACAGCGAGCCGTATAACTGCTATGATCCGGCGCGTCAGCGTGTTCTCCGCTGGTTTAGGTAGATTCCGGCAAGTGCCTATCGACTCCCGAACAGGGATAGATGGGGAGAATCACTTGCCGGGTTCTACCTATTTTCTTATGCCACACCCACCAATAGACGGCGGTTATCAAATCTGGGCGCGTCAGACTCTCGAGAGCGACATCTTCCTCGATAAGCCCGCGGAGTGGTTTAAGTTATGGTTTTATTTGGTCATGTCAGTGCACTGGTCTGACGACGAGCGACTGCCTCGAGGAGCGACGCATATCACCTACCGGCACACCGCCGACATGCTCCATCTCACCAGAAACCAGATCGACAGTTTTTTTAGGTACGCAAAAAAAGCCAAGATGGTGTCGACAAAGAAAACGACACGCGGGATGATCGTTTCTTTGCTCAGTTATGAGAAATATCAGGACCCGAAGAATTACAAAACCGACACAAAAAGCCAACCGAGGGGGAGCAGGATCGCCAGCATGAAAGTAGCCGACACGGAAACCGACACGCAAGAGGCTATAAAAGATCACAACAAAGCAGAAAAGATCACTCAAGACAAAAAACAAACCGACACCAAAAACGAGATGAAACCGACACGCAACCGACACGCAACCGACACTATAGAAGAAGAAAGGAAGAAAGGAAGAAAGGAAGAAGGGGACCCTACTGAGGGAGAGGCGAAAAATGCGGCTTCGCCGCCGCGCACTCCGGGAGATGAAGCGAGAGAGTTTTTTGAGAATCCGGAAAAGCAGGAGGCGATCATTTCTTGGTTGCTCTCTCGAGGAGTCTCCCCGGAAGCAGCGCGGAAAGAGCTCGAGGCTTTTATCCTGTGTTGGACAGAACCGAATAAAAGCGGGAAGCGTCTGCGCTGGGAGTTACAAGATACGTTTGAAATCAAGCGTCGACTCGTGACATGGTTTAAGAGGGCGTCACGAGACGGGCAGCGCGGTGGGGTTAAACCAAGCCAGCAATGGCACGTAGCTCAATAAAATCTATGACATACAGCCTAGTTTTGATGAATGGTCGGGAGTACGAAATCAATCAGCAGGAATACGATATGGTCAAGGGAAAAGTTGGAATTGTCTATCTTCCGAGGCTTGAGCTCTCTTTTAACATGGCCTCCGTTAGCGTTATAGAGCCCAAGGGCATGGGTAAGAGGGTCGATAGGACCAAACAGCTCGAGGGGGTTACTCCCGAGGGTGATATCGTCGTTAAACGCTTCGGAGTGTGGTACTTCCGAGACGTGAACGAATACCAACGCGACGAGGAAGGCCGATCTATCCTTCGCTGGGAAGGGTCCCAGCTCCTCCCCTCCCCCGAGGAATACGAACAGGAGTTTAAGCAACTCGCCTCGTCGGAATGGACAAAGCGTCTGATTGGTCGCTCGAGCGAGATTGACGACCGGCTACTCATAGACCGGAGTGGGCGGGTGTCGACTGACGGCCTGAGCCGCATAGGCGCTCCCACGCAAGATAACGCCTATGCTGACTAACCTATCTCCCAACGCCCAGAAACGCCTCGAGGAGCGTCAGGCAAATGGCATCTTTCCCGCCGATCCCTCAAAGCGCTGGCTTCACAAAACAACCATCAACCGATCATCTGAGCCTCTAGCCTCTGCCTCCCAGCGCTTGCGTGCGGTCCTATTCCGCGTCTGGCAGCAGTCCAAGGAGCGAAAAGGTGGAATGGATCAAGAGACGTACTATCAGGCGCGTATGGCTCAAATAATCGAGCAGGAGCGCAAGTCGCTCGAGCCACCTCTCCCAACCTATGAGCCAATGGACGGTTAAGCAGATCCTTTTCGGCGTGTACGAGATTCCGAGCGAGGAGGTAATTATCGACCGCTTTTTCAAGGTGAACGAGGCGCTGGCTCGTAAGCACCACCTCACCGTCGACACGCTGATCTACCAGCACGGAGAGATTGATTGTACCGAGCACGCCTGCCATGTCTTGCTCATCGTGCACATGGGTCCCCTGCGCGAACCCTCAGCCGTATGATATAGTTTCGTCATTGATTTATTGATTTTCATTCAATCCTATGGCTAAAGGTGGCGCACGTCCCGGAGCCGGCAGGCCAAAAGGCTCGCTCTCTCTCAAGGCAAAAGAACGTCTGGCAATGCAGGCGGGCTTTATTGACTTCATGCGCAAAAATCAAAAGAAACTCTGGGAAGCGCAGCTCAAGCTAGCGCTGGGTGTTTGGATTCCTGTAGTCAATCCGCTTACGAAAAAGATTATCAGCGTCGCACAGAAGCCGCCGGATGGCTTGGCACTTGCTTGGATTCAGGATCAAATCTATGGCCGAGCTCCCCAGACAGTCGAGATTGAAGGAGAGCTGGGCGGCACGGTTGAACATCAGCACGTCATCTCCAAAGAAACCCAAGAAGCCCTAGCCAGAGCCATAAAATATGCCATCCCAGAATCTCGGCGAGGTGGAGCTAATGGAAATCCGCAAGCGGCTGGCAAGTGATGACGCCTACCGCGTCCTGCTGACTCGAGATAGCTTCTATTGGTTCTGTCACGTTTATTTTGCCAATTACATACACTACGAAACCGCGCCCTTCCAGCGCGAGATTCAGGCTGATCTCCAAGACGACTCGCTCCGCTTTCTCGAGATCCTTGCTTTCCGTGACTCGGCCAAAACCTCGATCGTTTCCCTCATGTTCGTGATCTGGTGCATCGTCACGAAACGACGGCGCTATCCGATCATTATTGGCGATTCCGGTCCGCAATCAAATCGTTTTCTATACAACATCCGCAAGGAGCTCGAGAATAACGAGCTGCTTATCTTAGACTGGGGTCCTTTCAAGCCCGAGACGAACATCGACAAAGACGAATGGCAGAAAACCACGATCGTCATTCCCAAGTACGACGCTCGTGTCTCCGTGCATACCAACGGGCAGAACATTCGCGGCATCCGGCATCGTGATCAGCGCCCCGATCTCGTCATCATGGACGACCTCGAGAATCTAAAAGAGGTTGCGCAGAAGGCGCAGCGTGACAAGCTCCATCACTGGGTGAAAGCCGAGGCCATGCAGGTGGGATCAATCAATACCCGCTATGTCTTGCTTGGCAACCTTCTCCATTCAGACGGGATAATGATGCGGATGGAGAAGGAAATCAAAGAGGGCAAGATCCGCGGCGTGGTCCGTCGTTACCGGATCATGGAGAACGATAACCCGGCGCTCCCCTATCAATGCAACTGGCCCGGTAAGTTTCCAACCCGCGACATTCTCGAGGAGAAGCGGCGCGAGCTTGGTGAGAAGGTCTGGAATCGTGAGTGCATGTTGCGCGTCATTCCAGAAGACGGGCAGGTGGTGCACGAGTCTTGGATCAGGAAATATCGGTTTGTGCCTGCCACATTTATTCGGACACAGAGGGCCGCTGGTGTTGACCTCGCCATCTCGAAGAAGACGACTGCCGACTATACCGGCATCGTTCCGGCGGCTGCCGGTTTGCAGGAGCAGGTCAAGAAAATCTACATCTCCCAAGATATCGTCAACGAGCGGCTGTCATTTAACGAAATGCTGGCAAAGTGCCAAGGCATAGCCATAAACAGGCCGGGCATCCGTTTCGTGGTTGAAGGTGTCCAGTATCAACTCGCTGCCATCGAAGAAATGCAGCGCCGTGGCTTGCATACCGACGGCGTGCGTCCGATTGGCGACAAACGTGCGCGTCTCGAGGCTGTCGCCGGATACATCCGAGACGGAACCGTGGTCTTTCCGGAAGAAGGAGCCGAGGATCTGATCATCCAGTTGATCCATTTCGGCACCGAGGAGCATGACGACCTCGTTGATGCCTTCACGTATTTGATTCTGGCCCTCGTGGAGCGTGGCATCGGCACGGGCAAAGTCATTTGGTTGTAGCGTTGCGTGCTATACTTCCCGCAACTTTATGTCCGTCATCAACAAATTGCGGATCGCTGCGGTGCGCGCGATTCTCGGAAACGAGTCTCGTGTCACCAAGGGATTCTCTCTCTCAGATCCCGGCGAGATATTTGGCGCGAGTCAGGGCGGCGTGCTCCCAACCCGCGAGCCATCGCAAGATCGCTTGATGAAACTGGGTACCAACTGGGTCTATAAGGCGATCAAAAAGAACGCCCTCATGCACTCGTCGGCGACGCTCCGTCTCTATCGAACGAAAGGAAAAGAAAAGAAGGACTGGCAAGAGATCGAAGACCATCCGCTGCTTGATATTCTAAACTCCCCCGCTCCCCGCATTACCCGTTTCGAGTTGTTTGAGCTGTGGTCAATGCAGGATGATCTGTGCGGTAACGTCTACTGGCTGCTCAATGGCATGACGAGCGAGACATCCGAACCCACGGGTATCAAGTGCTTGAATCCGGGGCGCGTTAAACCGATCGAGAAGGACGGCGAGCTGGTTTGGTACGAGTATCGACCGGAGAACAGTGCATCGGTAAAGAAGTACCAGCTCTATGAGATCATCCATTTCCGAAACCCTGCCCCTGCTGGCGGGTATTTGGGCAAGGGTCCAGCCGGTGCCTCGATCGACTCGATTGATGGCGACAACTGGGCGCGTGAATGGATGCGGCGCTTTTTCGAACAAGGTGCGAGTCCGGGTCTTTTGCTTGGCTCCAACTCCGTCGAGGATTCGGTGATCAAGACACTCCGCGAATCGTTCGAGGAGCGCTTTTCTGGCGTCAGCAAATCACACAAGCCGGGCGTTCTCCCCCATGGCACTACCGTTGTCTATGAGGGCAAGGGCGGGCGCGATATGGAGTTCTCCGAGCTGCGCAAGCAGATGCGCGACGAGATTGTGTCAGCCTTCGGAGTGCCGATCACGCTTCTCGGCTTGGGTGCTGGCGAGAATCTGAACCGAGCCACGGCTGAGGCGGTCAAGGCAAGCTACATCGAGTCAACCGTTTTCCCTCGATTGACGCGCCACAGCGTCTTTCTAAACGAGCTCTTAGTGCCCTTGTTTGGTGAGGATCTGGTGCTCGAGTTTGATAATCCCACCATCCCGGACTTGGATGCGAAGATGGCTGGTGCCGAGTCTGCCTTGGGTCGTCAGCCTTGGAAGACCGTCAACGAGATCCGTACCGAGGAAGGCTTGGCTCCTATCGACGGGGGCGACTATGTAATGGGCTCCTCACTGCTCATTCCGGTGGGCAAACCTGTCGAGCAGCAAGGCGCGAGCAAGAGCGCAGTGAAGAAGCACATGGAGCCCTACAAAACGCGGTACGCCAAGAACGCAGAACGCCGTTTGAAGCTCAATGACGAGCTATCCCAGAAGATTCTCGATCACATCAAGGCTTTCCGTAAGGAGGCCAAAGAAGTCGCAGCAAAGCTCCCAGAGGACTGGGCACCGATCCATGACGCCATCGTTAAGCGCGTTGTCCCGCATGAGCGCGACATGGAGAAAGCCATGCGCAAGTATTCCGCTGGCATGACAGAACGGGCGATCAGCAACCTCGATCAATCAACCAAGGCCGTGAAGCGCCAAGGCCGTGAGGTGGTAAAGGGCGATCTCGAGGACTTTGTGCGCGATCCCCTAAGTGCTGATGATGAAGTGGCAGCTATCATCAAGATTTTGGGCCCGATCTATCAGGACATTTTGAACGAGGAGGGCGTTAAAGCAGCCGAGCTGATCGGCGCTGCTTTCGATGCCACGGATGCCCGCACGCAAGCAGCTCTCGAGAAGGCCATTAACCTCATGGCTCAGTCATACACCGAGGAAACGCTGACGCTCTTACGTGAGAAGTTGCAAGAGGGCTTGGACAACGGCGACCCACTCCCAGATCTCAAAAAGCGCGTGCAGGAAGTGGGTGACTTCTCTGAGGCAGTGCGTGCCGCTCGTGTTGCCAACACGGAGGCATTTCGCACTGCCAACTTTGCGGCTAAGGAAGCTTGGGTGCAGTCCGGAGTGGTAAAGAGCCTCAAGTGGTATACCGCTGCGGATGAGCGCGTCTGTGAGTTCTGCGGTCCTCTGGATGGAACGGTTGTCGCTATCGAGGACAACTTCTTTGAAGTGGGCGACAAAGTGGAAGGGCGAGACGGTGGAACGCTGGCGATCAATTACGCGCCCGTGGAAGCCGGTACGCTTCACCCAAATTGCCGCTGTGTGACGCGCCCAGAAGAAATTGGATCGTCTGACGGATAACTTCTAACGAGAACAGTGTGATATCATTTCGATAATTTATTCTACAAAAATATGTCCTCACCATTCAGAGACTCGATGCGTCCGCAAAGTGGAAAAATGTTTGATTCTTCTGATGCAGTTTTCGATCTAACGGAGTTTTTAAAAACACTCCAAACCGCACAGGCAGGAGGAGGGCTCAGGGTTGCCACGGAAAGGCAACTTGCGAAGGCAACCATACTCAACGCCAAAGCTGCCAATGGAGCAGGGACTGCTCTTGATGTTTCTACCTACAAGGATCTGATGGTTGTGATCATAGGAGCCTCGACGCCAACCCTCACGGTTAAATGCCAAGGTAGCGGCGAGCTCACAAGCAACGTTTCTCTAGATTTTTCTTCCGCTGCCAGCTCCTCGAATCCTTGGGATTACGTGCAGATGTACGATATGAATGACGGATCCGCTGTAACAGGAGACACGGGGATACCTTTCGTTGGGACGGCAGACGTTCGTCAGTTTGTCATAAATGCCGATGCGCTCAGATCAATCAACTTTATCGTCTCTGGATATTCTGCGGGAAATTGTACGGTTATTGCTTATCCGATCATCTAATTGATATGTCTTGGAAACCATCAAACAATCCGGCGAACGTGGACATCGCCGGGACAATGCCGAAGGAGGCATATCAGCAGTTTTCAGCGACCCCGCCGACGGATAACACGGCTGCTATCCCTACGACTGGCGCTACAGGCGTCTATACTGAGGTTGATACCACTTCCGTTGCCAGTTCCATTGATCCCACGATAACCAACATGGGATATAAGCGCTGCCATGACAACGGACACGCGGCAACATCCAAGCTGGTACCAACGCTGTTATTCCCCGGATTCGGACAGAGTGGGCGTTCTCAGTTTCCGGATTCGATGGCAGAGCGCATTGCGGGATACGCGGATCCTACAAGCGGTCGCGCGCCTCTTGTCATCAAAATGCAGACGCGAGGACGTGGCGGCTCAGGAACGATCGACTATGCCCGCGACACACAAGACGCCATCGATATCATTGATCATGCCGTTGCAGCCGTGGGGAGTAATGCTTTCGGGTATTCCGCGACACAGAATACGGCACCCGCCATCGTCATGGGATATTCTACGGGCGGGCTGGACGCACTATCCTTTGCTTGCAGATTCCCTGACCGTTGTCTAGGTATTGGTCTTTATTTCCCAAACTATGACATCGGATACGACTCGGAAGATTCTTACTATGGAAAGCAAGGATCATCTATTCGCACAACGATAGCGTCACAAGTTCAGCCGGGTGGTGATGTACGTTTAACACCGGGAGCCGCCAGTCTGGATCAATATCTAACAAGAAACGTAATTGATGCCATTGCAAAGATCGTAGCTATTCCCGGAGGTCCGCACGTCTGGCTTTTCAGCGATTACAACGAGACGGAAGGATTACCGTCTATCACGCGCCTAAAGAACGCGCTTCAGGCTATTCCGGGAGCAAGAGCCAAGACTCATATCCATATCACACAGACCGGAGACTCGAACCGTATCCTACACGCAGATGGAGCGAATGGAGCCTCAGAACAATATGCCGAGAGGTATATGTTCCCATACGTTCTAGCTAACGCGGCAGAATGGACCATGCCTCGGCAGTCACCTCCCGGGGATTTGCAGCTTCTTGGCTGGATGAAAACAAAATTATTCGAGATTTGGATGGGACCGAACACCAATCCGAAAAGCGCGGCAGGAGCAGGGGGAAAGGATCATACAGCCGTATTCAAATACGACTACGATACTCGCAAGTTCACGATCAGGCCGATCACGTCAACAAATGGCTACGTTCAGGTAATCTGTGACGGAGACTCTCAAAGCTATGCTTTTACGGCTGGGCAAGAGCTAGTCATTGACCTTAACGTTGCTGTCTCAATCTCATCTGTTGCTGACATTGGATTTACAAACTCATGGCGTGCCGATTCTGGCGTTACAGATTCCAGTGGAGTTACTAATTGGCTAGATGCCATAGGTGGAGCATTGGCCTTTACTGCGTCCGCCAACAAACCAGCCCTTGCGACTGATGGAAATGGTAAAAACTTTATTCAGTTTACAGCCGCAAGCTCTCAGAAGCTGCTCTTAAATCAACTCCTTGCAGATCCTCTTGCTGATTTCACTATTTCCATCACCTGTAAACGAACCAGCGCAACAACGGGGATGTCGTTTGTTGAAGTATCACATCATGGAACGGCGGCTAGAATTGGAATCCAGTACAATGGAGGACCGGGTGGATATGCCCTTAACGACAGTGGTCAGTGGATGATTCAAGAAACGAATGGTGTGGGTGGTGGAGCGTTTACTATTAACGATATCCACGTAATCCATCTATTCCGACGCAACGGGACTCTGTATATGGCCGTGGATGGTCTTGTCGGTTCAGTGCCTAGCTCACCCTTTGTAAACTCTTCATTCACTAAGACGGGTACAAATACCACCTCTCTCGGTGCAGGATGGGCTAACGGTGGCGGGGCATACTGGCAGTTCTTGGATGGAGGCATTTACGAGGTGGACTTTAAACAGGAAGCGATCAGCAGAGCTGATATTATTTCGCACCTCACTCTCATGAAGAGTCGATGGAGCTTTTAAAATATGAAGAAACTTTATACAAAAGGCCTCGCACAGAAAGACAATAATGGTGGAATAACCGTTGTCGTTTCCGATGAGTCGATAGATCGCGCTGGTGACAGTCTTGCCGTTGGTAGCTGGGACTTCACTAACTTCTCCAAAGCTCCCCGCATGTTCGTGGATCACGAATACAGCATCAAGTCTTTGACCGGCCTCTGGAAAGACTGGCGCGTGGAAGGCAAGCAGGTCAAGATGACTCCTGTTTTCCATGAGATCACGGAGCTCGCGCGTGTAAACAAGCAGATGGTGGAGCAGGGCTTCTTGAACACCGTATCGGTAGGCTACATCCCTCACAAGAAAGCCGACGGCAGCTATGTGTACGAGCTGCTGGAAGTGAGCTGGGTGGGAGTGCCATGCAATGCCAACGCGCGAGTTGAGAGCCTGTCCATCAAGGACATCGACGGCAACGAAACGGACGCCATCAAGTCTTTCTGCGAGGAGCACGGGCTCAAGGATGTCGAGGGCGATGTCAAAGCACCTGTCGCTGGTGACGTTTGCACCATGGAGGATGGCAGCGAGGGCGTGATGACTGATGACGGTAATGGCAATCTATCGTGTCAGATGAAAGCAGCTACAGAGACGGATAAAAAAGGATTGATTGATGACGTAAATAGCGCGAATCAAGCGTTGCGCGATGAGAAGTGGCCCATGCTCTGCGCCGTGTGGTGCCTGTTTGATAGCTTCTGGTGCGCTTGGATGAGCGATGCTACTACGCCGGACCAATTCGCGGCCATGCTTTCCGATCTCTCTGGCTCCCTCCTTGCTCTCCAAGACGGTACTGCCGCTATCGACGAGATGACGGATGACGACGAGGGAGAGTTTATGCTCTCGATTCAGGGCGCGGTGCAGAAGATCAAAGCGTTCCGCGCGAGCAATGTGGAGGTTGGTAAGGAAGTGTCGGCAGAGAAGCGTGATATCATACTGGCAGCAATCGACTCAATCGAGTCAGGCACTTGTGCTTTGAAGGGTCTACACGCTCAGGCGAAAGCTCAGAGCAGTGACGCCGGTGAGAGTACGAGCGAAAGGTCGAAACCCGCAGTGTTCGGTGGGAAAGAAGACTTAAAAGCCTTCGCTTTCCAGCGCCGGGTATTGCAGGAAATCAACACGTTGACAGGAAACGTACTCGCAGAAATGCGCAAAAAACTGTCAAATTAAATCATCTCATTTTGTAATTGTATGGATGAAGAAAAGTTGTTGGCCGCTATTAAAGCAACGGTCAACGAATCACAAAACGCCTTTCTCGAGAAGGATCTCAAGAAGTTGGTGGGCGAGGAGGTTGCCAAGAGCACGCGCAACATCGTCGAACAAATGGCTATCGAGCGTGCCCAGTTCGGTTATGACCGCACGGGTCTGACCAAAGACCAGAAGATCAATCTGACCGAGGGCGTTAAGGCTCTCATGGGATTGAAAACCAAGGCTAACGAGGAAATGATCGCTGACATCGACTCCCGCGGTGGCTTGCTTCTCTCGACGGAAGTGGCCGGAGCTATCCAGCGCATCTCGTTCTCGGTTGGTGCCGCCGTCGCCGGTTGCTCCCCTTGGGACATGACGACCGAAACCCTGAGCATCCCTGCTTACACGGGCGCGGTCTTGGAAGGTGCCTATTTGGGCGTCAACGTCGTTGGTCCTTTGACCGCCGTGACGTTTAAGCAAGCTGACCTCATCTCAAAGACGTGGCAGCTCGCCTTTGCCGTAGGTAACAAGCTCTTGCGCTTGTCCCCTGTCGCTCTCGCCGACTGGCTCTTGGCCTTGGCTGGTGAAGCTCGCGCCAACATGATCGACAAACAGGTCTTTGCTGGTACGGGCTTGCCTTTCGTCGGTGTCTTGAATCACCCGGATGCCACTGTTTACCAGATGGCTGCTACAAAGACGGGTTTCAGCGACTTTAATGTCGTTGACGACATCGCCAACATGCAGGCGTTGCTCGAAGAGTCCATTTTGGAAGGTGCCGCGTTCTACTGCCACCGTACCAACTGGGCTAAGTACCGCACTCAAAAGGATGACTCCGGTCAATACCTCTTGGGTATCGGTGGGCTGACCGCTGCCGGTCTTTCGTTCTTGCTTCGCAATGATCCGAAATCTCCTGCTGGTCCTCGCCCGGTCGGATATGTCAGCGATTATCCGGTCTACACGATTCGTCATTTGCCAGCCTTCTCTGCCTCGGCTGTGTCCACCAAGTTCGGAATCTTCGGAAACCTCAAGTGCGCCTCGCTCGGTATGGGTGAAGGGATGCGCGTCGAACAGCACAACTCTGGAAACTTCGGCAAGGAAATCGCTCTCGCCGATCAGACCGG